CTAACCGTCACCCGGATCACTTCCCAGGTCGTCCACAATCTGCACCTGAGAGACCCCGCTCAGCTCGGTCCGCTCGGTGAGAAGGCCGTACCGTTTGGCCAGCAGTTCCGCCGCCTTGATCCGGTCCTTGGCTCCCACAGGCTTCTCGGTCAGCTCCTGCACCCCTTCCCCCACGAAGATGGGGACTGTCTCCTTCTCCCTGCCTCTCATCACCGAAGTGAGGTACTCCACCACCTCCTGAGAATCGGCGGTGTTCTCGGTGCGCAGCCGCTCCATCTCCTCCTCCACTGCCAGTTTGACCTCAACATTCTTCAACAACCTCTGCCCGATGGAATAGGCGGACTTTTCGCTGTACCCCGCCCGCAGCGCCGCCTGGGTGGCGTTGCAATCTTTCAGGTATTCGCTTACAAATCTCTGCTGTTTTGCTGTCATCTGCGCCATCCGGCGGCCTCCTTTCTGCTTTTGGGTATGAAAAAGGACTGTGTGAAATCACACAGTCTCAACGGTTTTGAGCAATCTCAAAATACCCCGGATCAATCTCAAAGCCAATAAAGCTTCTGTCTGTATTCCGCGCCGCCACCTTAACCGACATTACAAGTTGTCTAAAAACCGAAAGCGAGGAAACGGAAATGACAGCAATCGAAAAGGTCATGATGAACGTGGAGGGCAAATTCTGGACGCGGCAGAACGAGATGGTCGAGGAACTGGAGGAACTGGACTACGAGGTAACCGCCATCAACTACGAGTACGCCGCGGTGGTTGACACCCAAGATGAGGACGAACGAGAGTACATCCTCTACCTCGGACACGCGAACACCACAATGTGGGTGGAGAGCGCAAAGGAGGTGGCCTGAGATGACCACGGGAAGCAGGATCGAGGTTTCAAGCGCACTGGCGGCGTGGACGATGGCAAACGCCATCTTTCCCGGAGACTTCCAAAAGGACACCATGAGCAGCGAACGGGCAGGATACCCCGTCTACCGCAGCACGGTCGAATATTACAACTACATCTGCGACCTCAGCAATCGACTGGAGATCAACCTCAAAGACGGAAACCGCACCATCAACATCTGGATTGTCGAACAGGTCGGCGAGACACAGGGGGCTGACATCACGGTCGAGGTAACAGCCACAAAAAGCGGAGAGACGAGAACCTACACCAGCTATGCTGATTTCCGCAAGGATTACCGCTTCTTCCTAAGCAGTGGCGAACGGTACGAGGATGATGAAAATCACTTCGAGAAAATCATCAGTACCCTGCGGTTAATTGATAGTCACAGCACTCGGACGGAGACAGTCCGATGCGGCATGAAGATAGCGTTCATCCTCAAAAAGTGGTAATTGAACAACGACCCGCCCCGGAGGTTACGAGGGCAACCGAAAGGAGAGCAAAGCATGAGAACGCAAGAAACGCAGGAAAAGAACCTCCGCATCGCAAGGGGCTACGCTTGCTACGATGTTTCACAGGCAATCCACGCAAGCCACTACAGCCGGGATGACAAGGTAACGATGCTCCGCATCATCAACGCCAGCCGTAGCGAGGATGCGCTGGAGCGGTACGAGAGCGCAGACACGATGGTGCGGGAAGCCCTGCAGGACATCATCGAAGAAACCTACTACGGCAGGGATGCCGCCCAGAAGCGGCGGTGTCCAGAGTGCGGCGGGATTTACACAGGAACTCCCGCCCTGTCACGCAAGGACAACAAAACAGTCATCTGCCCGGACTGCGGGACAAAGGAAGCAGTCGCAGCCTATGTGCAGAGCATGATGGCAAACCGGGAGAAATAGAACACCAACCGAAAGCGAACGCTGACCCATCGGCGGGACGGGGAGAAAGGACAACGCACATGAAAATCGTTGAAATCGTGGAAACCCTGATCCAGATGAGGAACGAGCGCAAGCTGGCGCAGACGGAGGATGCCGCAGTGCGGAATGCTTGCGACATCCTCGACAAGCTGCCCCGGACGCTGGATGAGCGGACGGCGCAGGAAGCCGTCCTGCAAATTGAGAACATCAAGGCAGCCCTGCAGGACGCAGAGACCACACTGCTGAAGCTGTACGGATGCGGTGGACTTTACTGCGATGACGAAATCGAAGCCTACCAGCAACGCAAGCGGGAGAGGGACGCATAATGGAGCAGTGGGTGAACTTCTACGCTCCAGACGGCAAGTTTCTCGGAGGGTACACCCTCCGGGGAACATTCGCCGGGGAGATGAATGCAACCGCAGAACTTCTGGCGGCAGAGAACGGATACCACCTACATGACATCTGCATCAAGGTGGAGTACACGAAAGGAAGGGACAAGAGCAATGACGCTTAGAGAAGCAATCGACACGCTGGACAGCGTGATCCCACACCCGCAGAACAGGATGGTAGACCACGAACATCTGCCGATAGCATTAGCGTGGCAGGAGGTGAAAGCCGTCCTGTTTGATGCGGCGGTAGTCACAAAATACATGGAATCCAATGCCATGATTAAGCGCGGTATCAGCATTTTGCCGGAGGATTGCCAAGCGTATGCTGACGGCTACCGCTACGGTGCGTACACACAAACGCCTGACGGGGAAACCCATATCGTGGAATTTTTCAAGACCAAAGCCGAAATTCAGCCCTTTGTGAATGCCAACCCGCAGTACGGGACAAAGAAAGGCGGGGAAAACAAATCATGAGCAACCGAAACTACCCGATAATCATCGGGCATTTGGGAGAGGGCAGATCGGACAAGTGCATCGTGGCAACCAAAAAGGACAGCGGCGTGATGGTGCTGATTTGCCGATTGAAGGACGGCGCGGAGCGGCACAGCGGCGAGGATGTAGCCGCAGGGGAAATCCAGAGCGTCATCGCAGAGATGCGGTTCTGCCGGAAAGAATCCCTACAGGCGTTCATCGGCGCACTGCAGAGCATTTCAGACGAATGGAGGGAAGCAGGACAGGATGGACACGAACCCGGCTAACGCCATCAAAGACACCATGTGGACATTTCTGATGGACAAGGGACAACAGGCAAATATCCCTGCCTTGAAAGAGTACGTCTATGACCTGATCAAGATGACCACGCAAAAGACCGCAGGGCAAAGAGCCACAGCGAAAAAAGACATACCGTGGGAGCAGCTGGACATGACGCTGATGAGCATCGCCATAGAAGCGACAGCCCTGGTGCTTTCCGGCGAACTGGACAAATTGACGGAGGAAACAGGATGCGAAAAGTAGAGCATTACATCTGCGAGGTTTGCGGGACGGAGTACAAGGACAAAGCCCTATGCGAGAAATGCGAAAGGCTGCACAAGCAGGGGCTGACCATCGTCCGGGCAAGATTCCTCCCCGTGACGCAGGACAAAACAGGGATGCCCGTGACTATCGAGGTGGAAGTCAAGGACGGGAAAGAGACCAGGAGAGCGACCTACAAGCGGTAGGGCGCAGGAAGGAGGGATAAAGCAATGCCTTATTACAGGGTTTGCCCATTTTGCGGCAGCAATCTTGATCCCGGCGAAATCTGCGACTGCAAGACGCAGGACAGCGACAAAGAGGGAACAGCGGCAGTGATTCCCACGGCGGCCGGCAGCATTGCGCTGGTGGCAGAGAGCCGAATCCAGTATGCCAAAGAGAGCCGCGCCGGATAACCAGACACAACCGAAAGCGCAACAAAGCCCTGCCAAACGGCAGGGCTTTTGTCAATCCAGAAACGCCCATTCAATGTTCACTGATTCCCCATCAAGGGTGATTTTGCGGATGAGCGCAGAGATGATCTGCCGCCTGTCCTCCAGACCCGCAGAATTCCAGACCGTGGAAAAATCAGCCAGCAACCCGGCAAAGGCATCCTCGTTATAGTCCCGTTTCGGCTTCGGCGGCTCGACCGCCGCCAGCTGTTCCTCCAGAGCGACCTTCTCCCGATGCAGTTTGTCGATCCGGGCAGACAGGACATCGACCGGGATTTTTTCGTCCTGATACAAATCCATCATGCGGTCGATTTGCTTTTCCAGCCCCGCAATTTTGTCCCGAAACACATCGCCGTCCCCGCGCGGCTGTTCCTTGACCTCGGCGGCTTTCCGTTTCCGCAGGGATTCATAGTAGCCCGGTTCAAAAAGCAGCCGGGAGACTTCACGCTCCACGATAGAATCCAATTCATCCAGCGGCCAGTTTTTGTTGTCGCAGTGATCCGCTTTTATCATTCTTTTCACCGTCCTTGCGCGGGAATAGCAAACATAATATTTGTACCCGCCGTAATTGTGCTTGACGGCATACCGCGCCCCGCACCGGGCGCACCAGCAAAGACCGACAAGCAGATATTTTGACTGATAGGGAGAATCCCCGAACACTTCCCTGCGCTTCATCCGCAGGGCGGTGGCTTTTTCAAAGGTCTCCGGGTCGATGATGGCGTCATGGGCGTGTTCGACAACCACCCCGGCAAAGCGCAGGGTCCCCAGATACACATCCGAGGAAAGAATCCGCAGGACGCTGGCGCGCCCGGAAATTTCATTCCAGGACCCGTACCGATTCGTGAAGCCCTCGGAGCGCAGACGCTCGGCGATTTTCTCCGGGGAAGTCCCCTCCAGATACCAAGCGTAGATTTTGCGCACCTGTGCGGCTTCGTATTCGTTGACGCAGAGCCGCCCGGAGGAATCGTAGTCATAGCCGATGGGGAAATTCACCCCGCCGTGATAAAGCCCCTCCTTTGCCCGTTCCAGCCGCCCCATGAACGTCCGCTCTTTGATCTGCTCCCGTTCCAGCTGGGCAAAGACGGAGAGGATGCCGATCATCGCCCTGCCGAAAGGCGTGGAGGTGTCGAAGGATTCAGACATGGACACGAAGTCCACGCCGGCCGGCAGAAACACTTCCTCAATGAGATGCAGGGTGTCACGCTGGGAGCGGGACAGACGGTCGAGTTTCAGAACCAGAACCAGATCGAAGGAATCCACCTCGGCAATCAGCTTCTGGATGCCCGGACGGTCGAGATTCGAGCCGGAATAACCGCCGTCAATGTAGAAATCAGCCACAGCCCAATCGTGCGCCTTGCAGTACGCCATGAGCCGCTCCTTCTGCGCCCCGATGGAGTAGCCCTCCTGCGCCTGTTCCAGCGTGGAGACACGGATATACAGAGCCGCGCGTTTCATACCAGAACACCCCTCATTCCAACAAACTCGGCAAAATCCAGAGGTCTTGCAAGTAATCGTCCAAATTGATTGGAAGGATTGTCTGATTTGCAACGCCAAGAATTGTATCCGAATCCAAAGTGAAGCTGATGGCCTTTCCCTCTTCCCCGTCCGTCATATCAGCAACAGCCCAATATTGGATTTCCGGGCACGAATCAAAACCGTGATTTGTGATCAGTTCGCAGACATCGTGGTAATTTTGCCGGATGGTCAATTTGTTTGTCAAATTCGGCGATGTTTTGGCTTTCACGATAATCACGCCTTTTCCGGCGTATACATCCCCGCCATATCTGACTTCCAGAAGTTCACCGGATTCAAGTTCAAGATTCCCAGTATCCAGCGTACCGAAATCATCGGGAGTTAGCGAATTGAAATCCAGAATGAAATCCCCCTCCGGCTCTGAACCAGCGTCCCCGTCCCCAGAATTGGACGGTGCAGAGGGCGTGTTCTCGGTGGGCGGCTCGGACTGTACAGGTTTCTGGGATTCAGCAGGAGCGGAGGTTTCCGGCTTCACTGGGGCTTCGGAGGGCGCAGACGCATGAACGCTGGCAGACGGCTCTGGTGGCTTGGATTCAGAGGGAGTGGACGCAGGGGATTCCGTCTGCGCCGCTTTTTCTGCTTCCCGTCTGGCGGCTTCCTCAGCTTCCTTTGCCGCAGCCTTCTCCGCTGCGATCCGCTCCCGTTCGGCGATTTGCTCCGGCGTAGGATGGTAGGTCATGCCAATGCCCACAGAGGAAACAAGAAAAACAGCGACACAGGCAGCGGCCATGAGAGCAACGGATTTTTTGGGCTTTTTCCTTACCGCCCTTACAACCAGCAGGACAAGGGCAACCACCAGGGCAACGCCGGACGCAACCAGCAGGAAGCTGAAAACACCTACCATGCAGAACACCCTCCTTCCAAAGACGCAGACACCACCACAGACACATCCGTCCCGCCGCACAGGGCAGACGGAGCAAGCGTGACGGAAATACCGCTGCACACAGGCGGATCACCATAATCAGCGGTCAGACAGCGGCGGCCGGCATCCACGGCGATGTTCCGAAAGCCCCGGCTGGACAGGCAATCCCGCACCAGCGGCAACCACTCGGCGCAGGAGCCGCGGACCCGGACAGACCGCGACACAGATTCAGAAATACACATAGGCACACCTCCTACTCGGATTGTTCAGATTTAGAGCCGTCAGCAATCTCAAAGGCAGACTTCAACAGCTGGATGCGCTGACGGACATCCAGCGATTCATACACCCGCACCAACTCGGCGCATTCCTCGGAAAGAAATGTTTCCCCGCCGTTTCGGACGATGATAGTCCCCGTGTGCGGCCCCAGATTCCCAGCGACAGAGCCGTTATTCACGAAGGAATCACGAGGGTGTTCCTCCCCGGTCAACAGCCATTCCATAGACACGCTGAAGAATTCGGCGATTTTTGGAATCAACTTCGCAGGGGGATCAGAGCCGCGTGTCCGCCAATTTCCTACCCCGCGTTCTCCCGCCCCAATAAAAGTCGAAAATTCTTTTTGCGTTCGGTGGCTTTCATCCAAAAGCCGGAATACCCGTTCGTTTATTGTCACTTGGAACACCTCCATATCGGTTTAGATTTTGCGTCATTTGCTCTTAAAAAGTCGCACAAGAGATGACGGACGCACCCACGAACGACTGACGGTTTACGCCGCACTATCAGCAGAAAAGCGAACCTCAAAGCCTCGCAATAGAGAACGCCCACCAATTCTCTTGAAAATTCATCAAAAGGGCTTGACAAACCACAAGTGAAGCAGTATTATAAAAGAGCAAACGAGCATAGACGCAATCGAGAAAGAGCGTCCTTGCTTGATGTACACCACATAACCGCATAACCACTATACCACAAACGAACCCGAATTGAAAGAGAAAAACGCAAATTTTTAAGGAGGTGAGAGCATGGCAGTACAGGAGCGACAGGAGCGCGGTGCGGATTACCAGTGCTTTTCTGTGAGGATGCAGAAGGACATCTACAACACGCTGAACGATTGGGCGTGGATGCACCGACTGTCCCTCGCGCGGGCGTGTTCCACGCTGCTGAACAAGGCCCTTGCCGCAGAGCAGGGGGAAACCTACATCCCGGAGGACGGAGGGATTCAGCGTGGCAAAGAGACCGACTAACCCGAAATCTCCCACAACTTCCCAAAAAGTGCGGGGGGGGGGTAGCACTACTCACCAGAAACCGCCGACTACGGCGGCGAAACGGGCATCCGGGGACAAACGGCTCGATGCCATCCTGGAAGCCATGACTGAGGAACTGCTTACAGCCCTTGAACAAGATTATAAACCGAAAGAGAGGTGAGTACCACGAGCAGCGAATGCGAGAATCTCTACAAATTGTGCAGAACATCCGCAGGGTTTACGCAGGAAGCGGCGGCAGAACTGCTGGCGATTTCCCCACGGACGCTCTCGGACTACGAAAACGACCGAGCAAAAGTGCCGGATGACATCGTGGACGCAATGAGCAATCACTACAAGTCACCGCTGCTGGCGTGGTGGCATTTGAGGAACACCAGCGTCCTGGGAAAATACCTCCCGGACGTGGTAATGCCGCAGACGCACGGAGACATGATCGCCCAGCTTTCCATCGCAGAGTGGCGGCTGAGACAGGTGGTCGATGACATCCAGCGGATCATGGAGAACGGCAAGGTCGAGGAACACGAAAAGCCGGATTTCAAAAAAGCGATGGAGTTTGTCCGACAAATCAACAGCAAACTGCTGTCGGTCATCGTTTACGCGGAGGGAGTAGAATGACGATCCCATACAACGAAGCAGGACAAAGGGCATTCGATGTTTTCTACCGGGTGGCCGAAAAGCTGTACGCAAGCGCACAGGCGGCAACCAGCGAGTACATAGCGCAGCACCTCCCGGCTTGCGAGACGGTCGCAGAGACCCACGCAGATGGAAAGTACCGCAGGACGGTGCGGACGGCGGCCGGCAAGACGCACACGGTCAGCTACGACTACAGGACAAAGAGCATCGAAGCGGCATAGGCAAGGGGGACAGAATGAGCGAGGACGCTTTGAACGCAAAAAAAGAGCGCAGCCTGCCGGACATAGCAGACTGCACCCATAACCGAAAGCGAACAAAGCGAATGACAACGCTCTGACGCAACCCCATTATACCCAAAGACAACGGTTTTTGTCAATGGGGATTTCAGAGAAAGGGGGAACAGACCATGAACATTTGCGTTTTTATGGGACGGCTCACGGCAGAGCCGGAACTGCGGATGACACCGAACAACGTGATGGTCGCAACCTTCACGCTGGCGGTGGAGCGCAAGCGCACCAAGGGCAAGGCGGCTACTGACTTTTTCGATGTGGTCGCTTGGCGGGAACGCGGCGAATTTGCCAGCAAATACCTCCACAAAGGAAGCGGGTGGTGGTGCAGGGCGAAATGCTGACCCGCAGCTACACCGACCGCAACGGCGTGAAGCGGAAAGCCTACGAACTGACCGCAGACCAGATTTTCTTTGCGGACAGCAAGCAGGAAGCGACCCAAGCGGCGCAGTACGAGCTGCCGATGGACGCAGGAGAGTACGATGACGGCGAAATGCCGTGGCATTAGACCGAAAGGAGCATAGACAATGATGACAGCGCAAGACACTATCGTCCAGCTGAACAACTACCCACGGGACAAGTACAACGTCCTGATCCCCGTGACCTCGATGCAGGTCATGAGCGCGATGCAGAAAATCATCGTGAACGAGGTGCGGCTGGACACAAACACGAACTCCAGCAAGGACATCTACTACGACAAGCAGACGGGCAAGTACGCCATTACCGCAGTCGGCGGCACAAAGCTGGCGGCGGCAGCGAACATCAGCATCGTCCAGAACGAGGGCGAACATCCGGAGGTCTGCAAGCGGTGCATTGAAATGGCGAAAGCAACAGGCAGGGCGCAGTCCTGCGGAAGCTGCCCCCACGCCTACGATGTAAAGCACACGGTGACCGTCCGGGTGCCGGAGCCGAGTGGCGGCTTCCGGCTGATTACCAAAAGCAAGGAAATCGACTGCTCGCTGGAGAAAGCGTCCATGACGGATGCGCAGTATAAACGGTTCCTGCCGCACAGGGCAAGCATGGCAGAGACCAAAGCGTACATGAGATGCCTGAGAGCCGCCCTCGGATTGGCGCAGGGCTACACCCTGCAGGAACTGCAAAAGCCCTTTGTGATCGCCCACATCGTCCCGAATTTGGATGCGCCGGAGATGCGGAACGCCTTAATCAGCAACTCGCTCCGGGACATGGGACTGCTGTTCGAGACTACAGCCGCACAGCCGCAGATCGCACAACAGGCACAGCAGCCGCTGGCACTGTCGGACGGGGCGATTCAGATGGCGGCAGAGGACGCGGCAGACACAGGCGAACCCTACCGGGAAAGCGACTACCAGGACAACGAATCGGATGCGCTTCCTTGGGACGATGCGCCGACCCCACAGCAGCCGCAGGGCATCGTATGCGAGGGGTGCGGACAACTGATAACCGAAACGGCAAGCAGGAACGGGCAGAAATGGACACCGGAAGCAATCCGGGATTTCTCCACGCGGAGATTCGGTCGGTGTCTTTGCCCGGACTGCCAGAAAGCGAATAACGGGAGGAATGGCAGATGATGAAGATTTTACACTGCGCCGACCTTCACCTGGGGGATCTGAACGGTCCCGTCAAGGATGGGCAGAACGCACGGCGCGAGGACACGCTGAAATGCATGAGGGCGATAGCGCAGACGGCGGCGGTCGAGAAGCCGCAGGTGGCAATCATCGCCGGGGACCTTTTCAACCGCAGCCGGGTATGGGCAGACACGGCACTGGATGACATAGACGCGGCGGTGACCGACTTCATCCGGCCGCTCTGCAGGGAATGCGAAAAAGTGGCGCTTCTTTTCGGGACGCAGAACCACGACAACCCGAAAGCGTTCAACACCCTGCGGATTCTCACCCAGGGGATGCACAACCTGACCATCTACACAGCCCCGGAGGTGGACACGCTCAAAACGAGCGCAGGGGATGTGCAGATTCTCGCCATGCCGGGATTTGACAAGGGGCGGCTTCGGGTGTTCATGCCGGACGCAGATGCGGAGACAGAGAACAAAAACGCCACCACGCTGGTCAACGAAATCATCATGGGGCTTTCGGCAGAAGCCTACAAGACGAAGCCGGCCGCCAGGATTCTGGTGGCGCATTACACGGTCGCAGGGTGCGAATCAGAGAGCGGTCAGACCTTCCTCGCGGGGCAGGACGTGGTGATCCTGCCGCAGACCATCGACAGCGCAGGGGTGACGCTGGGGTGCTTCGGACACATCCACAAACCCCAGCGGCTCGGATGCAACACGCCGGCCTATTACAGCGGCAGCCCGAACCAGCTGACGTTCAATGATGAGGGCATGGAACACGGCTTCTACATTCACGAAATCGAGGGGAACGAGGTCATCCAGAGCCGCTTCATTCACACGCCGGAGCGCAGACACCTGACGCTGAAGCTGACAGACGAACAGCTGGCGGGATTCATCGAGACCGGGACGCTGGACGGAGTGCCATTCCAGGCAGAGGGCGCAATCCTGCGGGTTTTCTACAACGCCACGCAGGAACAGGAAAAGGCACTGAACCGGGCGGCACTGCAAACCAGCCTGATGCAACAGGGCGCGTTTTATGTGGCTGACTTCATCCGGGACGAACCGCAGGACACGCTGGTCACAGAGACTGCGACAGAGGATGATCCCAGGGCGGCACTGCACAGCTACCTGACTACGGTGCAGGAAACGGACGGCAAGCTGACGGACGATGACATCAAGCGGCTGGACGAACTGGCATACCCCATCATCCGGCAAGCCGATGACGGTCGGGAAGCCAACCAGCACACCGGGGCGTTTCTTCCGAAACGGATTGAGGTCACGAACTACCGCAGCTACACACACGCCGTGTTTGACTTTGAGGAAATCCGCATGGCGATGGTCAACGGGCAGAACGGCGTAGGCAAGAGCAGCCTGTTCATGGATGCCATCGCGGACTGCCTGTACGAAACCAGTCGGGACGGAGCGAAGGGCGAATGGGTGCGCGAGGGCGAAAAGAAGGGCGCAATCACCTTCGAGTTTGAGATGGGCGGCTACGAGTACCGGGTGGCAAGAACCCGCACCAAGAGCAAAGGGACGCTGGCACTGGCAAGGAAAAACCGGGACACCGGGGAATGGGAGAACTACGGCGATACCACCATGCCGCTGACGCAGGAAAAGATAATCCGCACGATTGGGATGGACTGCCAGACCTTCTGCTCCATCGCTCTGATCCGGCAGGACGCATACGGGATTTTCTTGGAATCCGACAGCGACCGCAGGATGGAAGTCCTGTCCAGCCTTCTCAACCTGGGGCTTTACGACCGGGCAGAGGAAATCGCAAAGGACAAAGCGACCGAACGGCGGCGCAAGCTGGCGGCACTCCATGACCGCATGAGCGTCCTGGACACGCAGATGGCGGCAAGGGAACAGGTCGAGAGCGAACTGAGCGAGTGCGAGAAGGACAAGGCACTCTACGCAGCGCAGATGACCGCCGTAGAGGGGCAAATAAAGGCGCAGGAGCGCGAGGAAGCACTCAGGCAGGAACTTATACGGCAAGCCCAGGAAAAGGCGCAGGAAGCCGCAAAATTGGGCGCACAGGCGCAGGAAAAAGAGCGGGAACTGCAAAAGCAGCGCACAGAGATGGAAAGCGCATCCGCACAGGCGGCGATGGCAGACGCAGCGACACAGGCGGCGCAGGAAGTCGCACAGGCGCGGGAACGGCTCGAACCGCTGGCACAGGACGAAGCCCAGCTTCAGACGCTGACCGACAGGCTTACGAAACTGCGGATGAGCGCACAGGCGGCGCGGGACAAAGCCGCCCAGCTTCAGACCGCCAGACAGGGACAGGCGGCAACACTGAATCGCAGGGACGAAATCGAAGCCGCCGTGCGGGAAATGGACGCAGTACGGGCAGAGCGGCAAGCCCTCACCCCCAGGCTGGCGGCACAGGCAGACTGGACCCGGCGCATTTCGGAATTGAAAGCGGAAACGCAGGCCTTCCTCGCTGACAGCCGGGTGCGGATCGGGAACCTCAAAGCACAGCTGGAGACAGCGCAGAAAAAGGCACAGCTTCTGACCGCCAGCGGATGCCCGATAGCCGAAACCGCATCCTGCGAGTTTCTGAAGGACGCACAGGCGGCAAAATCCAGCATCGCAGGGCTTGAACAGGAACTGAACGCCGTCAAGACTGCGGACAGGGCGAAATATGAGCAAACCCAAAAAGAGATAGCGGACGCACAGAGCCAGCTGGAGAAGCTGGGGAACCCGCAAGGGGAACTGGACGCACTCGGACAGAGAGAGCGCAAGGCGGCAACGCTGGCGGCACAGGCGGCAAGCCTGGAAGCGGCGGCGGCAACCATCGCACAGCTTGACAGGCAGATCGCCGAACAGAAACAGGCGGCTGAGGACGCAGAAAAGGAAGCCGCAGACATCCAGAGCCGGACAGAGCCGCTCACAAAGAGCGCAGAGACGGCAAAGGCACTCCGCAGCGAAATCCAAGCAAAGGAACGGACAGCCGCCCTGCAAGCACGATGTGCCGCCGCTGTAGCGACCGTGACGGCTTTGCAGACCACAGTGGACATACTGACCAAGGACATCGAAAAAACGCGGCAGGACGCGGCTGTGGCGGCGCAGGAAGCCGCAGAGATGCAGTCGAGAGTGCCGGACGCTCCGCTGACAGACCTTCGACCGACACGGGACAGTCTGGCAAAGAGCATCGACCAGATAGCAACCCGGATAGGCGGTTTACAGGCAAAGCTGGAAGCCATCGCAGATGCGAAAGCCCAATGGGAAACATACCGGGACGAAAAGAGCAACGCCGCAAGGCTTCTGGCCGACTATCAGACGCTGGCAAACAGCTTCGGGATTGACGGCATCCAGTATGTCATCATCCGGGGCATCGTGCCGGAGATACAGGGCAGAGCCAACGCAATCCTCTCGGCGATGACTGGCGGCAGGATGGCGGTGGATTTCCGCACAGAGCGTGAGAACAAGACCAACAGCAAGATAGTCAACAGTCTGGATGTTTGGATAACCAGTCTGACAGGCGGGTGCAGACCCTACAGCAGCCACAGCGGTGGCGAAAAGGTCAAGATTGCGCTGGCGGTTACCCTTGCGCTGGCAGATGTGAAAGCCAGGAGAGCCGGGGTACAGCTGGGAATGCTTTTCATAGACGAGCCGCCATTTTTGGACGGTGACGGCACTGACGCATACGCAGATGCGCTCACCAACATGGCGAACCGCAACCCGGAGATGCGGATTCTGGCAATCAGCCATGACCCGCAGCTGAAAGCGAGGTTTGCGCAGAACATCACAGTGACCGCAGGGGACAACGGCAGCGAGGTTTCAATGGGATAGGAGGTGACGGATAATGGCTTGGATCGAAAGCCACCAAGAACTTCGCCACCACTACAAGACCAAACGCCTCGCAAGGGAACTGAAGGTCACGGTGGCGGCCGCAATCGGACATTTGCACTGCCTTTGGTGGTGGGCGATTGACTTCGCGCCGGACGGTGACCTATCAAAGTTTGACGATTACGAGATAGCAGACGCAATCGGATACGAGGGAAAAGACCCAGCCAAGGCAAAAGCCGCACTGATTTCTTCTGGCTTTTTAGACAACAACAGTGATGGAGCCATTACAATCCATGACTGGTACGACTATTCGGGACAACTTGGGGACAAGCGCATCGAGAGCCGGAAAAAAGAACGGGACAGGAAAGCAGAATACCGCGCAAGGAAGAAAGCGGAAGCAGGGCTGGACACAGGCACAAGTCCCGCCGCTGTCCCAAGAGAAAAAGCGGACTGTCCCGAACCTGTCCCACGGGACAGTCCCACGGAAAACGGGACAGTCCCGCCCCTACAGTACAGTACAGGACAGGACACTACAGGACAGGACACTACCGTACAGGGACAGGACAGGACAACACCCCCCTTACCCCCCGCAAGCGGGGGGAATGGCGAGGGTGCCGAGCCGGACGCACAGGAAAAGCGATTTGATCAATTCTGGGCAGTTTACCCGAAAAAGCAGGGCAAGGGTGACGCACTCAAGGTCTGGAAGCGGCTGAAGCCGGACAAGGCACTGTTCGAGCAAATCCTGACAAGCGTCAAGGCACACGCCAGCCGCAACCCGCAGTGGAAGCGGGACGGGGGGCAATACATCCCGAACCCGGCAACATGGCTCAGGCAGACACGCTGGCTTGATGAGATACCAGCCCAAGAGGGAGGTGCGGCAAATGCCGGAAGAAAGACGGAAAGAATCGGCGGCGCAGACGGTTACGCTGACTTCCAGCGAAGCACAGGCTTTAGAAGCGCAGATAGCGACACAGACACTGACAATTAAACAGGCGGTCTGCTATTTCGGCAACGGGTACTACGGCGCAAACGGCCTGACAACCCCGCCGAATTACGCCACGGTCACGCAGATACAGCGGCTGTCGCATAAAACCAGGATGACAGTCAAAGGGCTGAACCCTTGGGGAGACGATAGCGGCTACTTGGGATTTTACGACCGCAAGGCAGAGCCGCTGGTGATCCCGGAGCCGGGACGGTGCGAATTCTGCGGCGCAACACTCGAACACATCGGCATCATGCGGCATCGGCAGAGCGGCGCATACGAGTGGGAAGTGGAGCGATGGTCGAATGTGCCGCTGCGGTGCGAGTGCGAACAGGCAAAGGCAAAATGGGACGCACTGGAAGCCGAGGAACAGCGGCGGCAGGAGGAAGAACGGCGGCAGGAGGAAGAACTCAGCCGCAGGAAGCGAGTAGAGACCGCACTGGCGCATAGCGGCATGAAAAAGCGATTCCTCGCCCGGACATTCGCAAACTTCCAGACAGACACAGCGGGGAGAGCCAAAGCGCACAGGACGGCGAAAGAGTACGCTGACAACTTCACTGCGCACATGGCAAACGGGGACGGGCTGTACATCGAGGGGACATTTGGGACTGGAAAGACACACCTTGCGGCGGCGATAGCAATCCAGCTGATGGAGCAGGGACACAATGTGATTTTCAAGACAGCGGATGATCTTCTGCGGGACATCAAAGCGACATTTGACGATAACGGGCAGGAGGAACAGAAAGTCCTAAACAGGCTGAAAACCTGCGAACTGCTTGTGATTGACGATATTGGCAAGGAACAGGCAACGGACTGGTCAACGGCGCAGCTTTACGCCATCATCAACGACCGCTACGAGTGCCAGCGACCGCTGATCATCACAACGAATTTCAACGAAAACGACTTGGTAGCTGTGGAAAGTCCGAAAGGCGTAGGCGAACACAGGATCCGGGCGATTTTAAGCCGGCTCCACGAATCATGCAGACTGTTGACGATGAGCTGGCCGGATTGGAGGGGAGCGCAATAGCAAGCACATACGGAAACCGGGGAATGTCCTTCGAGGGGCTGATAGAGTACGCAAACGCCAGATACCAGCATACCGGGAGGGCAATCGTAACGAAACAGCACACGCTCTGCAAGCCGCTCCGAAACGGCACGGGGCAGATCGTGAGCGCAAAGTACGAGGAAAAGGCAACGGTGGATTTCATGGGGCAGTACGCAGGAACACCGATAGCCTTTGAAGCGAAACACTGCGCCGCAGACAAGATAGACTTGAAGCGGGTAGAGCCGCATCAATGCGATTTCCTGCGGGATTGGACGGCGCAGGGCAACGGGATAGGATTTGTGATAATCAGCTTCCAGCTTACGGACTTTTACATCATCCCTTGGTGCTACTGGCAAGCCGCACTTACGGCAAGGGAAGCAAAGCAGGGCGGGAGCGTGTGCTTCAACCCGATGTGGACGGACTGGAACACGACCGGGAAAGCAAGCGTCCGCAAAGACGAACTGCCGGAGGAATGGCGGGTGAAGCTGGGCGGCGCGGCGGCGATAGACTACCTCGCAACGGTTGACAGGCTCTGGCGCATCGGGCGGTAGCAGGAAGCAGAACGCAGAGAAACGAGGAAACGGGTATGATGACATTAGGCTCACTTTTTGACGGTGCGGGGGGCTTCCCCCTGGCGGGAACGATGGCAGGGATAACGCCCCTGTGGGCTTCGGAGATTGAACCGTTCCCCATCCGGGTGACAACCCGGCGATTCCCGGACATGAAGCACCTGGGGAGCATTACGGCGATAAACGGCGGCGAAATCGAACCCGTGGACATCGTGACCTTTGGCAGCCCGTGTCAAGACCTGAGCGTAGCCGGCCGGCGGCAGGGACTGAGCGGGGAGCGGTCGGGGCTGTTCCTCGAAGCAATACGAATCATCAAGGAAATGAGGGAAAAGACACATGGACGGAAACCGAGATACATCGTCTGGGAGAATGTCCCCGGAGCCTTTAGCAGCAACGCAGGGCGGGACTTCCAGGCAGTCCTTACAGAGATCATCCGAATCGCAGAGCCAAACGCCCCCGATGTGCCACTACCTGACAAGCGATGGCCGATGGCAGACCTCTACGGCGGAAACGGCTGGTCTCTTGCCTACAGGGTGTACGATGCGCAGTATTGGGGAGTACCCCAGCGAAGAAAGAGGATCTACCTTGTCGCAGATTTTGGAGGAAACCGTGCCGGAAAAATACAATTTGAGTGCGACCGCTTGTGCGGGGATTCTCCGCAGGGCGCAGGAACGAGGGAAGAAACTCCCGGAACTGCTGGAAAGCACCTTGAGGAATCAGGCAGGGCAGTCTGCCTAAACGACCAGGGCGGCAGCCGCATGGAGGTATCCGAGGGCATAGCAGGAACGCTCCGCTCCGAGATGCACGGACACCCGCCGATGGTGGCATTTCACCTGACGCAAGACCCGATAACCGATGAGGGGAAATCGCCCTGCATCGGGACAGGGAATCCGGCAGGTGGACAGGCAACGGTCGGTGTGATGCTTCCAGCGGCATACGGACTGTCCAGCAAGGCGAGTAACGCATGGAACAGCCCAAACCCTGACAGCGGGTGCTACCCGGCAACTGTGGCACGGACGCTGAACACGAACGGCGGGGACGCAACCTGTAACCAGGGCGGTAACCTCATCGTAGCGCGAGTGTTTGAGAACCACGGGCAGGATACCAGATTTAGAGATTCCGGGGACATCGCACAGACTGTGGTCGCAAAGTACGGAACAGGCGGCGGCAACCAGCCGCTGGTGGTTCAGCCAGCGTTCGCCATAGGGAGAGACTGCTTCACGGCAAGCGAGGAAACGGCACACACGCTCACGGCAGAGGACACACAGGGATTTGTGGCGCATCCGACAATCGCTATCCAGGGGAGCATGATAGGACGCAGGAAAGAGAACGGCCCACAGGGGGGCGGCATCAACGAGAATGTGTGCTTCACACTCAACACCTCAGATCAACACGCCGTATGCGCACCGGGGCAGCCGTACACCATCGGGAACGGGCAAGTCCACGATTTATCCTTGGACGATAAAGCCCGGACGCTGAACTGTATGCATGACGCACAGGCGGTGATGGAGCCGACAGGTGAAAGCGGATACCCGTACATAGTGCGGCGGCTCACGCCGCAAGAATGCGGCCGCTTGCAGGGCTACCATGACGGGTGGTGCGAAGGGCTGGAAACGCCGGAACCGACAGAGGAAGAAATCGACTGGTGGTGTGAGGTTTTCGAGACGCACCGAAAAACCATGAACCCGAAAAAGAAACCACGATCCCGGAAACAGGTGCGGAAATGGCTACAGAACCCGCAGACGGACAGCGCAGAGTACAAGATGTGGGGAAATTCGCTGGCAATACCAAACGCCTACCATGTCCTCGCAGGGATAGCCGCAGAGTTACAGGCAGAACAGGACAGACCCCTCTACATAGCAAGCTGGAGCGGAGGGAAGGACAGCACAGCATCCATCATCCTGGCGCACGAACATGGGGACCCGCTGGATGTGATAATTTACTCCGAGGTCATGTTTGACAGCGAAACCAGCGCAGACCCACCTGAGCAAAGCGACTTCATCCGAAACAAAGCAATCCCGATTTTTGAAAGCTGGGGCTATAAGGTTAAGATTTTGCACCCATCGAAAACATTCATAGACTGCTTCTTCCATGTTCGCGGAGGGCGAAGCAAATATGCTGGGAAAAGAGTGGGCTTCCCGATGAGGGGACGGTGCGAAATCCAAAAACAAAAGGTGGAACCAATTCGGAAATTCTACAGAGAAATAAATCGACCTTTTGTGGACTGCGTAGGGATAGCCATAGACGAATCGGAGCGGCTGGAAAGAGCAAAAAGCAAAGGGCAGATTTCGCTCTTAGAAAAGTACGGGTACACAGAGGAAATGGCATACAGCCTATGCGAAAAATACGGACTGCTCTCACCAGTCTACAAGTACACAAAGCGCGGCGGGTGCTGGTTCTGCCCGAACTCAAAAGCAAAAGAACTGCGCCACTTGAGAGACCGCTACCCAAACCTATGGCAAAAACTCTTGGATTTGGAGGATGAGCCGAATTTAGTAGGAAACATTTGGGACACGGCAAGCCAAGTCAGCATTCACGGACTGGAAGAACAGTACCAACAGGAAGATGCACAGATTTCAATTTTCGATTATTTAGACAACATAAATCGCCGGAATAGTTGAACGCTAATAGAAAAGGATGTGATAGACATGGAAATCCATACCTACCCAGAGATGAACCAAAAAATCAAAGACATCCTGCGGCTTGGAGAAGAACCAATGCTCCTTTACGCAGCCGCACGGATAGAGGAACTGGAAACGCTTCTGGCGGCGGCAGTGAAGGACATCTGGAATTTTTCGACCGGGAACACTTGCCACTCATGCATCGAGTGGAAGGAAGGACGATGCTCCAGGCCGGGGCCGAAAGACTGCGCCGGGTACAGCTGGTGGAAGTGGCGCGGATTTACAGACAATCAGGTAGCGGAGCAGGAGAACGATGCGCTGACCGCCGCAATCGGGCGCATGGAGGAAATGCAGGATCAGGCGGGATTTGACTTGCTCACCGTGCAGGAGTGCCTTAAATTGGTGAGAACGGCGGCTGGGTATGTGGCAAGAAGGAAATGACCGAAAGCGAGGTAAAGCGGATGACCGAATACTTCACGCTCACAGCAAGGCGGTGCAAGGAATGCGGAAGAATTCTGGTGAGCGAGGAATCAGTCAAGCGAGGATACGGATGCCAATGCGCCAAGAAAGCAAAGCAGAAGGAACTGGACAGACAACCGCTGGACGGGCAGATAAGTCTGCTTGATGCCATAGAAAAAACCGAAAGCGAGGAATGAACGATGTTAAAAACGAAGATCGAATGGTGCGATTCCACATGGAATCCAGTGACCGGGTGCCGGCATGAATGCCCGTACTGCTATGCCCGGAGGATTGCCGAAAGATTCAGCGGCTACGACCCGCAGTACGGCGCAGGGCTGACGGAACTGGACGGCAACTATACGCTCGGCGCACAGGAAAAGAAATACATCCGCAGGGCAGACGGGAAGCGGATGCAGGCTCCGTACCCGTTCGGATTCCAGCCCACTCTCCACGGGTACAGGCTGGATCAACCGCAGAAATGGGTAAACCCGCAGACCATCTTTGTCTGCTCGATGGCTGACCTGTTCGGCGCATGGGTGCCGGAGGAATGGATAGAGCAAGTGTTCAACGCTTGCGACAAAGCCCCCCAGCACAGGTACATCTTCCTCACGAAGAACCCGCAGCGATACGGCGAACTGGCAAGAGCCGGGAAACTCCCCAAAAGGGAAAATTTCTGGTACGGCTCCACACTGGAC